TGAACAAATGATTGAATACATTACTAATGAAAACTGGAGTGCTGATATTCTTGAAACTGTAGACCCGACAGCACTGCGAAAAGGCTCCGTAGAGGCCTACAATCAGTTAGTGAATATTTTGTCTCGTGTATCTGCAACAACACTAACGCCAGAGCCTGTACCACAGCAATAAAAAAGCCCCCATAACGGGGGCAATGTTTTCACCGGAGAGTGAAACTAGCTAAAATAATCAAACACCTCGCCAATGTGTATCTTCATCAATGGGAGATTAATAATAAACCCATCAAAGAAGTACACTTGGGCTTCGTCTATTGTTTCTCCTGCACCCCATCCTAAGACGGGCTGTGATTGTACAGATTCTACGTGCAGGCCAAAGCCGTGATGAAAGGCCACACTTACCATCCCCAATCTCCTTCTAGTCCATGTGCGTTGTAGTCTGTTACACGCTTTTCAAAGAAATTGCTCATACTAGAGCCACCTAATAATTCTTCCATCCACGGAAGAGGATTGTCCTTAACCTTCCAGTTCGGCTTGAGACCAAGTTGGAGTAGACGTCTGTCTGCGAGGTAGCGAATGTACTGCTTGACATCTGCCGCCGACAAACCTTCCAAGTCACCCATCTCATACGCCAAATCAATAACCTTGTCTTCCAGTTTGACTGCCATACGGAACATCTGGTAGATGTCTTTCTTAAAGTCGTCATTAACAATGCGTGGATGCTCGTCACAGAACGCCCTAAACAACTTCGCCATCCCTTCAGCATGTTGGCTTTCATCTCTAACACTCCATTCAACAACAGTGCACATGCCTGGCATCTTGCCATAGCGTTGGTAGTTGAGTAGCATTGCAAACGCACTGAACAGACTCATGCCCTCATTCATTACACTACGTGCAATAGCCATTGCTGTTCCTGCTACGCTGTGTACGTCAATATCCCCCATGAAGTCTAGCTTCTCTTGCATCGCAGGGATGTCAGAGAACACTGTAAACTCTTCTTCAGGCAGCCCAAGCGTGTCGTTGAGCAGTGCGTATGACCGTTGGTGAATAAACTCCCTACTTGCGAATGACGTAAGCATTGCCCTAATCTCATTGTTCTTGAACTTAGGAATATAATACTCAAGGTAGTTAGTGCCTACGGCTACATCCGTCTGAGTGAACAAGCGTAGGATCTGAGTGATGTGATTCTTTTCGGATTTTGTAAGCTTATCAGACTTCCAATGGTTAACATCTGTCTGTAATTCAAGCTCATCCTCAATCCAATGGATACGCTCATGCTCTGTAGCGTATGTAACAGCCCATGGATACTTGAACGGTTTGTATGATGTCGATGCTTCTAACATCCTTCCTCCAGTGATGATTGGTTTTGATAAATCACTTGTAATAGTTGTTCGTTGTGTTTTGCGAGCCGATCTACTTCGTCTTGTAATTTTTCAAGGTGATTGATAGAGTCAGTGTACAACAGGTGAAACTGCCTGTCAAATGTACGCATAGACTCTAGTCGTTCAATCAGCGTTTCTGTTGTGTCCCTCACGGTCAAGCCTCTCGTTTTGTAACATGCCTTCAAATGTACGGAACAGTGCGTCACAGCGCATCTCAGCGAAGATGGCGAGTCCATCAACAGCACTCAACATCTGGTCTTCATCCATATACTCTATGTTGCTATAGAGTGCCTTCAAATCGGTGACAGTCTGCCACGTCTCCATAATCTTCTCTTCTAAATCGAAGCGTGTAATAGGCTTTAGGTTGCTGTTCAGTTTGTATCCATCTACCATCATGCGTTCTTCCCCAAATCATACAGCCCGTGTTTCTCAGCGTGAGCCGCCATCTTATCCAATGCCCACTTGCGATACTCAGATGGTATCATATATTGTTTCAGAACTAAAGCGATGGCCGCTTGAAATTTGTCAGTGTCTTCATCAATCTCATACCATCCTTCTTCACTGTGCTCATACAACTGCATCAACTCTTGCTTGACAACCTCACAGATGGTGTCGTCATCTAGTTCAATCTTCATGTGCTTGTCTCCAGTTTTATGCGCATATTAATGTCGCATGTTACACTTTTGTGCGCTTATTAGTGTACACAAACCTACCATAAACGGAACATAATGTACACCAATGATTCATATACGCATCATATATGGCTATATTGATCAATATATGACTCATTTAATACCCATATGCCTATTAAATTAGGTGCTGACTCCCGACCGTTTCCAATCCTTATTCAGCATTATCAACCTACATCACATAGGAATTACAAGGAGATACTTTATCATCCCTGACAACTCACACAGACATCATCGTCTTGAAAGTCCTTCAGCGCATTACGATCTACCTTCGTTCCAACCTTCTCTGCTGTAACACCCGCAGTTGTCCGGAGATAGTATAGTCCTTTAAGCCCTTCCTTCCATGCCTTGAGATGTACTTGATTAACGAGAGCTTTGTCCGTGCCCGATGGGAAGAAGACGTTGACGCTCTGCCCTTGACATACAAACTCCTGACGTTTTGCCGCATGTTCCACCACCCATGACTGGTCAAGTTCAAACGCTGTCTTAAAAGTATCCATCTCGTCTTGCGATAACCACTCCAGGTGCTGAACAGAGCCTTCGTTTTCAAGAATGCTTTGCCATACCTTCTTAGTGTTCTGTCCTTTTTCATCTAGCAGCTTCTCCAGATACGGATTACGAACCGTGTGACTACCCGCACGAGTACGATGCACAAAGCAATTAGACATGCGAGGCTCAATAGAGGCACTGCAACCACACAGAATGCTAGAGTTAGCATTGGGAGCGATAGCAAGTAGATGCATGTTGCGAATCCCAGTGCCAACTCCATCAGGACATTCGCCACGTTCTGTTGCGAGTGTATATGTTTCTGCAACGGCCTGCTCCTTAATGTCCTTAAAGATGGCGTAATTGGCACTAGCAGCCTGCCATGATTCCCACGCTATGCCTTTGGATTGGAGGTAGCCGTGGAAGCCCATTGCTCCAAGACCGATGCTACGTTCTCTGTATGCTGAGAATACAGCTTTTCCAAGTTCTTCTGGTGCGTTGTCAATAAAGTATTGAAGCACGTTGTCCAAGAATCGGATAAGGTCTCCAACCATTCCGCTTGATTTCCAGTCGTCGTAGAACTCAAGGTTGACTGAGGAGAGACAACACACTGCGGTTCTGTCTTCAGATGTTGCGAGATGGATTTCGTTGCACAGGTTGCTACCATTAATTGTGAGACCAAGCTGCTTCTGAGCTTCTGGTAAGCCTCTTCGGGCTGTGTCGATAAAGTTAAGGTAAGGACTGCCAGTTCTGAAGCGAGCTTCAAGGATTCGTTGCCACAGCTTACGAGCTTCGATTGTATCTCTGACAATTCCTGTGTTCGGGTCTGTAAGATTGAATTCACGTCCATTGATTACGGCCTCCATAAATTCGTCTGTGATGTTCACAGCATTAAATAAGTTAAAACACTTGCGATTGATGTCACCACCTGTCGCCACTTTAAAATTCACAAACTCTTCGATGTCAGGATGGCTTACGTCGAGGTATGCTGCGTAGCTTCCCTTCCGTGTCTTCCCCTGCTTGTACGCTGTCATCTGAGCGTCCACTACTTTCATGAACGGAATCGGCCCTGGTGCTTTGTCGCTGATCCCACGAACGTCTGACCAGTGCCCACCCACACCGCCGCCCTTTACGGAAAGCCATGCTACTTCACCATTATGCTCAATAAGGCTATCAAGATTGTCCCCCACATAAGTAAGGAAACAACTAATAGGCAGGCCCCGATTGTCTCTGCCATGTTCAGGTGCGTTCGACAGCACAGGTGACGCAAACATAAACCAACCCTTTGAAGCATAGTCGTAAATGCGCTGTGCCAAGTTGAGGTCATCATAACAGTAAGCGACAGATGCACGTGCAAAAGCTTGTTGAGGACTGTCTTCATGATCAAGCATATAGTAGTCATGCATGAGCTTAATTGCTTGATCACTAAGTCTAAAGTCTCTTTCATAATCAATCTGAATTCCAAGATAAGTAGTCATCAAATTCTCCGGTAAGGTAAGATGATTTGGTTTCTATTATGTCACTAAATCTGTGAACAATGTCTTCAGAGGTGATTTCTAATGTTTCCAATAGCGTTATCTCATCCAACTGCATCAACTTTTGTTTCAATTCTTCAAGCGTCATCATTGATGCGAACCTACCAGTTTACGTGATTTCAAGCAATTTGTCAAGGTAATGTTTTGCTTTTTCCAAGTCTTGTTTCCCACCTTTGTCTTCCCATCTAGCTATGTATTTGATTACATTGCCCCAAATGTAGCCCTTGAATGCCTCCTCAGACATCCACGCTTCCATGGCTGCCCACGGTTGGATGTCTTTGGATGTGTAATGCTCTCCGCCCACTTGCATGTCATTCGCTCTCACGTTTCTTACCTACGTGATAGATGCCTGCCATACCGCCTGGTGTTTCTAAAGGAACGTCGAAAGAATATCCCCACGTTGCTTCCAGTCGGCTAATCACATCATCCAACACTTCAGACCAATGCACATCATCAACATACTCAGCACGGAAAAGACTTTCCTTTCCATGTCCTCTCACTTCAAATGCAATGTAAATCTTGTCTTCATCATCAAATGGATTCATTTCTTNCGTTCCTCTTTCGTCTTTACATCNTGACAGGATTTACACANCACTTGCAAATTNTCCTGCTCACAAAACAATCTCTGTACAAATCCAGGCAAGTCGGAGTACTTCGTCAACGTGCCCGCCGGTGTAATGTGATCTACGTTCACCTCCGTTGATTTAAACAGATTGTGACATGATGC